GCAAGTTCTGAAGAGTACTCAGCTTTCAATGCACGAGAAGTAGCAGATACTACTACTTTATCGATTGAGAAAGACATTTCCTGAATTGGTGTACCACCAACAGTAACTGCACCACCGCTACTACCATCAGTGATCTCTTTCATGCCCATACCTTCAGCATTAGCAGTCGTTTGACCTTTACCAGTAGAAGTGTCACCAGAGAATTTAGGATCTGGCTCATTGATGAACGCTTCATTACCAGCAGTTGAATCGCCAGCAGTTGAAGCATACTTTGAGTGCATAGCAAAGATAAGTCCAGTAGGACCAGTCATTGGCTGAACACCACAGATGTCATATGCAACCAAGTTAGGCATTGAACGGCGAACTAAGCTGATCAATACTGGGTTATAAAATTCTTGGCCATTAGAGTTGTTAGCAGGTGCATCGGCTGATGCTTCTGATAACAGACTAGTTTGTTGAAGAGAGTGACCTTCTTTAAGGGCAGTCTCAGTGTTTTCCAAAAGAGTAGCTGTAACAGCCGCTCGATGGCTATCTTGGATGCCGGGAAGAGCGTTATGCTCTAGAATCGGCTTCCACTTGTTCATAAGTTCTTCATTTCTCATTATGGTTCTCCTTTATTTGAGATTTTTACTTAGTACTATTTATAAAATTTTAATTCTTGACAAAGCGGGATAGCGATTCAGCATAACTTGCAATGGCAGGTTCCATAGCAGGCTGTGCATCTTCCGCAGTCTCTTCTTGTAGAAGATCAGTTGATTCTTCTTCAGCAACTGGAGCAGGCGCAGACTCTACAAAGTAGTTGTCTTTGATTGCTTCTAATTTCTTAGAGTAATCATCAGTTGATTCGAAAGAAATACCTTCTGAGAGAACACGCAATTTTTCCGCTTGTGTGTCTGTTAATTCCTCAGAAACAGTTTTAAAAGCGGCTTCTAGATCAGCTTCTTTCTTTGCTTCCTTGATAGCCATCATTTCTTCTGCTAACTCATTATACTTAACTTTAGACTCTTCAAGAGCAACTTCAAGTTCAGCATTATGGTCAATAGTTTCTTGATCGATTTCAAGGTTATGCTCAGTTACTAGACCTTTGATGCTATCGAATAGAGATTCAGCAACTTCTACTTTGATGTTGCTTTCAACAGCTACTTGATTGTCTTCCATCCAGTTTTCGATAACGTAATCTAGATACTGGTCTACTTTCTCTACAATCTCTTCAACAGAAGTTTCTACTTGCTCTTGAAGATCGCTTTCAAATTTTTCTTCCAAAGTCGCTCTTTCAGCTAGTACTTTCTCATGTACAGCCGCTTCAAATACTGCTACAGCAGATGTTTTGAAGTCTTCAGAAAGTTCAGAACCGTCGAACAAACGCTCGATTGATTCTGCCATGCCACCTTCGACATTGCCTTGAGGTGCTTTTTGCTCTGAATCTTTAGCAACTTCTGGTTTATCTTTTTTATCGGTTTTGCGTTTTTTCTCGTTTCCGCCTTCTGGAGTTACGGCATCGGCTGCTACTGCATCAGTACCAGTCTCCTTCGCTTCCTCGAGGTCTAGATCAAGATCAACGCCTTTTTCTAATTCACTCATTTAACTTCTCCTTTTAAAGTAATTAATGTGTCAATATTACTATTTATAAAAAATTCTATTTCGTTAGAGAACGAACAAACTTCTCAAACAAAGCGGCCGCTTTAACTTCTAACTCTGCGGTAGAAACTTTAGCAGTCTGTTTAATTTCTTCTTCGATCTCGTCAAAAGTGTTCGCTACTTCCCATGAAGAAGAAGCTACATCGTAAATCCAATCTACACCTTCCATAACGCCCTTGACGAAAGCATCTGGTGCTGATGGATCAGCTACAATATCTCCTGCAGTGGCTAACATGAAGTCTTTCTGCACTTCCATGATACCATTTTTGTTCTGCTTGATTGAACCCATGCCACGAGATGAAATACCTAGAGTACCATCTTCATCCATGATGTTCTTTACAATCTTACCCATTGGCGTGTCCATTACTTTTGCACGACCAACGATGTTTGAACCATCTTGCTTTAGTTCAGTGAACATATGAGATACTCTATCAAGATTAATCGTAGGACCTGCAGGATGACCAAGTTCGCCATACGCTCTATTTTTCAAAACATATGTTTCGTTGTATCTTTTTACTTCATTAGCAAGAATCTCTTTTGGGTACATACGACCATTGCGATTCTTGATATCACCTTGCATGATGATGCCTTCAATATAGTAGTCTTTACCTTCACCGTCTTCTTTGGCTTCAGTGATATATTGTACATCTTCAACGATTTCTTTGATTAGTAAACTCATATCTTCTTCCTTATTTACTTGCTTGCATTGCGAAAGATACGAACTGCTTGAACTTACTTGGATCAGCTAACATACTTTCCACTTTTTTCTTATTGGCAGTGCTTAACTGCTTATAAGCATTGACTACAGCAGATGCTGAAAAAAGATCGACCTTTGTCTTCTTGCCGTTCTTAAACTTGATTTGACCTGCACTCTTAGTCTTAACAATTTTTTCTAGATCAGCGATAACGCCTTCTTTATAGTAGCCTTCTTTATAAGACTCTTCAACTTCTTCTTCTTCGTCATCTTTCATTGCCATCTTAGTAGCAGTTGCGTACATAACATCTGTAGCACGATCACCGTAACGATCTTTGAACTCGCTCATTTTCTTTTTAAGTTCTTTTACAATCTCTTCTCTTTTTGCTTTCTGGGCATCAGTCATTTCTGCTTCAGAAACGGCTTCTTCTTGTACCGACTCATAAACTTCACCGTCTTCATCTTTAGGATGATCGGCTATTCGTTTCTTTTCGTTCTCTTTCTTGAAGTCAATTACTTCTGCTTCCTTATACTCAGGAGTTGGAAGTTCTACTTTTTGAACAAGATGTTTATCTACAAAAGCCTTTTGTGCCAACTTAGAAGAACTGTCACCTAAATCTTGATAATTCTCTGGATCGAGATAACTAGATTCTGCTGTAAACTGCTTAAAAGATTTCATTTTGATTCCTTTTCTATTCCGTTTCTGTCTCTATATCAGAAGCAACTTCAACTTCAACTTCCGCTTGTGCTTCAACTGGCTCACTAGCTTCTGCGGGAGAGCCAAACATAGAGTCATATTTTTGTCCGATAGCCGCTGTCATTTTATCTGCCATAATATTATTAAACGATGATTCAAAACCGTTTGCATCTTTGTCCATCGCATTCTTAATCAAATCACTAACACTCATATCTATCTCCTTTTTATCTATTTATAAATTATTACAATTACATCTAAAATTCAGCATCCGAGATTTTGTCTTCTGCATCTTCTGCATCTTCTTCATCTCGACTTATTTCGTCTCTCATCTGCTCGATTTCATCTTCGTTCATCATGAGGACATTCTTTCTTACCCATTCTGCTGAATAGTATTTACCGACATAATCGTCAATGTCTCGAAGAAGATTTAATCTTTCTCTCAAGACTTCACTTTCTTTCAACTCTTCAAAGTAGTTGTCTTGCATGAAATCATATCTGATAGAGGCTTGAATATCATTCCACTCCTCAGGTCTTATGATTCCCTTGAGTATCAACTGCTTCTCAAGAACTTTATCAAACAGTGTAGAGAATCTTGATCTCAATCTGCTGATAAACTTACTAAACTTAATCTCATCTCTAGATATCTCTGTTGCTCTACCTAGTGAGAATCCGCTATCTGACTCCATACGAGAGACAGGCACATTCAAAGATTTAAATAATCTCTTCTGGAAATATAATACATCGTCTAGTTCTCCTAGATTCTGACCACCAGGCAATGTAGTGATCTCTGTACCTTTTCCACCCTCTCTTCTTGGCAACCAGAAATCGTCAGTCATACTCATATGTCTACGATCATCTTTAACGTCACCAGTGCTTGCATCATATACTAAGCGATTCTTGTGCTTAGTCATCATATCTCGTAGATACTGCTCTGCTTTCATCTTGGGCAAGTTACCTACGTCAATGTAGAATATTCTTCTTTCTGGTGCTCTAGATATTCTGTAAATAACTACAGCATCTTCCATCATTCTTAACTGATTCAAAGGCTTAATTGCCTTGTGTAAGTTAGAAATGATTAATGAATTACTCTCATTAAGTAAACCTGAATTAGCATTTACAATTGAATCTTTGGCAATCTTCAAGCCAGCTAAATCATTACCTTGTTGACCTACTTGAGTACCTGCCTGACCTAAAAATCCTTTTTCGCTGTAGATATAATACTCGTTCTTCACTCTTTTAGTTAAGAACTTGTTATCTCCAGATTGTACTGCTCCAGATTTTTGACTTTCAAACTCTCTAACTTTACGAATCTTTCTTGGATCAATGTAACGCAACTCTTGAATACCTTTTCGAGGTTGCTTGACATCAATCATAACATGATAGTTGATTCTTCCGTCAACATACCACTTTTGAAATGTGTCGTAACCAGTAGAAGAAAAGTCTAACAACTTCAATACAGTGTCAAACTCTTCTCTGATTTTCTTTTTGATGTTGTCGGGTTGTTCGACATCATCTGTAACACATTCAACAACTTTTTGATCTGACGAAATGCTAACTGCTTCGTTAACAATATCGTCTACTGCTTGAGAAACTTCTGGTTGCTGTAACATTCCTCTATATTTCTGTACAAGTTCTGCTTCTGATCTTGCACTTCCTGCGAGGTCGAGATAGCTACTAGCGGCAGTACCTGTTGCCGCAATATCAATAGAGCCATCGTCAGCCTCTGGCGAAATAAATGAAGGAATATTCTTCTCTTCTTTATCACCTTTGCGTTTGATTTCGAAACCAAATAATTCAGCCATATTTTATCCTCTAATTTCAGGGAGAGTTAATTCTCTCCCGTTAATTATCGTTATCAATTTTACTCGTTGGTACCACCGTCTCCGGTGATTCCACCAGAAACATTCCACCAGTCATACTGGAAGGTAACATCGAATCTTTCAATGTCATCAGTTGTATTCCAGTCCATGCCTATAGCGGCAACAGTTGTTGGGAATAAACCGTTAAAGTTATAAGTTCTCAAAGCCTGACCTGTTTTAGAATACTGAGTAATCTGTGCTTGAGCCTTATATTCAGAAGCACTTGCAGTGCCTAATTGTGTTACATTTGATTCATGAGCATTGATTGAAGCCATCCATTCTTCCATAGCGTTTCGAATCAAGAAGTCTTCATCGTTGATGATTGTTACAGTCCACTCAGCGAATGTTCTATCACCAGCAACTTTAACTTTACGCCCAAAATAAGGAATCTCAATTATACCCATAGTTGCTTCTGGTATCTGTGCCGCCTGTACCATAAACGGTGTCTTTAAATCAGCAACTCCATTAATAGGATTAGTAATCGCTACTTGGAATAGTGATGCCTTGGCACCCCCAAAGGTCAGTTGGCTTTTAATTTCATTTATGTTGAAAGCCATTTTTTATATCTCCTTGTTATTTAATATATTTATTAAGCCTGACCAACGATCTCTGAGAACTCTACGCCTGATCTAACAGCTACAAAGTTCAACTGGATGAAGTTGATAGAGCGAGCTGGCTTGATAAAGATATCGCCAACAAATTGGTTAGCATCGATAACGCTTTGACCGTTGTTCGATTCGTCACAAATTACTTTAAAGTCATAGATGCCTCGTCTACCCTGCACATCTCTCAAGAATGGTTCAACCAAGTTTACAAACTGGGCTCTAGTGAACTCATCGTTAAATTCGAATAGAGTCGATTTAGCAGATTGGCTGATTGTTTTCTCAAGAACAATAAACAGTCTACGAACATTGATACGATCAAATGCACTAGTAACACCAGTAAATGTCTTATCTCCAAACAATACAGTACCCTGACCTGGTTGTGTAATTACTGGGTTAACACCCTTCTTGTAGAGCAAATCTCTTTCTGCTTTGGTAGGATTAACTAGTAATTTAACAACATTCTTAACATTACCTCTCTGATAGCCTGCAGGTGAGAACCAAGGATCTCTTAGATCGTCTGTTCTAGCACAAAGCCCTGCAATGTCGCCATTTAAAGGAACGTATGCGTACACATCGTTATACTTGTCATACTGATACTTGTAGCCAGAATCTACAACAGCATAGCTACTTGAAGTAACAGAGTTAGCAAAACCTACTATATTGGCTACTGTAGTATCTTCAAGTGCTGGAGAAATAAACGCTACACAATCTCTACGAACTTCAGCTATATTATCGATGATGTAGTTAGCTAAAACGTGATCACTTTTAGCCTTACCTTGAAGTACAAAAGAGATATCTACATCAGCAGGATCTACATATAGATCATAACCAGTCGCTAGTTCACCAATAGTAACCGCAACTTCATCGTTACCGTCAGCACCACCGGTTAAAGGGTTACCTGATCTAGTTGTTGTAAATCCAGTCCCACCAATATTAGCATCTGAAATCTTAATCCAGTTAGATTGTTGTTCTAACAAGGTTCTAGCATAATTTGTGGTGCCGTCTGTTTTAGTGGAACTAGGATTTTCTGAAACATTCTCATAAACTTCTAGAATTGAGCCTGCTGTGCCAGTAATATCGCCATCTTCGTCTCTAACTACGATGTGAATACTACTTGCAGTAGGTGCCGCATCAAAAAGATCAGCATCTCCCCACTCAACATCATAGTCGTTACTGTCAATATCAGAGATAATACCTGTGAATCTCTCTTCAAAATCAACAACTACGTTCAAAGAAGTGAATGGCTTTAACTTAGAAGCTACCGAAGTTGTTCCTGCTCTCGCTGTAAGTTGAATATTCTTAGGCGATGCGTCTGTATGAGCCATGGCATCTTCAAGTGTTGCCGCTAGTTTAATAGCACCTGTAGTAGTTCCAGTAACAGAACCACCAGTAGTAAATTCACTACCGTCTGATCCTTTACCAGATGAAGCTGTTACAGGAATTACAAAGTATGTTTTGCCGTCTACTAGACCGCCAACAACACCTTGTGCTTCAGCACTATACTGAACTGCTTGACCCTTAGTAAAACCGTGAGACGGAATATTAATGATACTACCATTTATTCCCAAATCTACTACACTTTCGCCACCACTCGCATCACCGTCTCTATCAGCACTTTCAGACTGAAGAACAACACCGCTTGTTGAAGCATCTGGAGGTAGAGTATCAGATAAGAAATCTTTAACTGTAGCATCTGTAGCAACAGCACCACCTTCTGTGGTAGGAGAGCTGGCTGATAATGTCATTTTCTGTAGAACATTATCATTAGTATCTTTAAGAATTATTTTTGTACCTTTTGTTAAGGCATCTCTTGATGCATCACTCAAACCAGTAATAGATGCTTGATTTCTTGAACTGTCTGAAACAGTAATTACGCCTGGTGTTTGTAGACTACTTGGTGAAAATCCAACTACATCGTTACCACCTGGATCATCACCAGAACAGAAAGATACTGACAAAGAGTTACCTAAAAGACCTGGATACTTAGCTTGGAATCCTTCATCTGACTCAGAAGCTGTAGTTTGACCGGATGTTGCGACACGAGTTACATACAATGCATCGCTATATCCTAAGAAGTTTGCCGCGGTGTAGAAAGTTTCTACGTTAGACCATGTATTTTCATAGTTCGAACCGCTATAAATTTTAACTGGTGCACCGAATCGATCCACTAGTTGTTGCTCAGAGGAGATAAGTACTCTTTCTCCTACTGGACCCCATCGAAATACACCTGCAATTGCACCCTCAGTAGTTCCAACTGCCGGAGTAGCATTCGTAAGGTCGATTTCGCTGACATTAATGCCTGGACTTGTTTGAAAAGCCATTGTTGATTTCTCCTTGTTTATTTTGTAAGTTATAAACTTCTATATTTTCTATATTTATAATAATAGCGATCTACTGCAACCAAGAATCGTCTCCGTCTGGTACACTCACTACCTGTCTAGGCTCGTCACTTTCATAGTTATTAAATCCAATGGGCAATAAACTTTCCATTAGTTCTTCTTCATTTCTTTGCCGTAACTTATCTACAGTATTTATATCTGTAATTTCTTTGAAAAATCCTTGATCTGACATCCAGGCAAAGAGTACAAGGCCCATTGCCAAGTCATCATGTTTACCAGCTTCCGCTTGATAAGTATTACCTCTACGAGAAAATGTAGACAGTTCATTAACTGTTTGAAAATCGTTTACAATCAGTTGATCCTGCTCAATAAGCATTTTGAGCATATTACAACCAATAGTTTTAACTGATTTTGTCGTTCTTATACCTTTATCTGAGTTCTTTGAGAATCCTGTCGATATTCTTTTACCAGATCGACCAGCAGACTCAGTGAACATCAGAGTTTCACATTCAAATTCGTAATGTAGCACTTCTGCTACCTGTTCACCTATATCGTTTACTTCCACTAATACATACGCATCATTATAACTCTTAATGCTTCGATGTATTACTTGAGCATAGTCAATAGGTGTTATTGTGTTGTCTTTATACACACAAACCTGTTTATACGGCATAGTTGTCACATCAATAATGTGAAATGCCGAGTAATCTAATCCTTTACCTCTTGAAACATCAACAACACAGCAGTAAATATGTCCTCGTTCAGGTCTTTCATACACTTTCATGAGTGTTGTTTCTGATATAGGAGTCTTTGTTACTAATGTTTTGAGTTTAGATCCTTCAATCAATGTACCCGAAGAACCTAAAAAAGCACACTCAAACTCTTGATTGAACTTCTGAGTATCGAAATCCATTGCGGCAAGAGTCTCTTCTTTCCACTTCTTATCTCTACCCGGTACTTTTTGCCATGGCACTTCAACATACTCAAAACCATTTGTATCTTCTTTTGCGCCTTGACAAGTCTTATAGAAGTGATTGAGTCCATTTGGTGTTGATGTATATAACATCTTTGTCGTTTCACCAGATGAAATCGTTGGAAACACTGATGCAAAGAACTCATCCCAGTTCTCTACGAAAGCGGTCTCATCAATATACAAGAACGAAATCGATTTACCACGAATCGCACTTGATGATGTTGCGCCTGCGATGATCTTACATCCGTTCTCAAATTCAACAGAACCTTTGTTCCATTCGATTACACCTTGTTGTAACCACTTGGGTAATGCTTCATATGCAATCTTAATTCGATCAAGTATTTCACGAGCGGCATCACCTTTGTTTGCAAGTAATGCACAAGTCTTGTGTTCGTTAAAGATTACATAGTGTAGAATCACAGCAACCGCAGTTGTTGTTTTACCTGCCTGTCGTGATGTTACAACAGTCACTCGTCTATTATTCGTTATCTTTTCTACAATTTCTTTTTGATAATCATATAGCTTAATAGGTATCAAACCCCTATCTACATGAACTATCTGAATATATTTTTCGGAAAAGTAAATAGGATCACGGGCACATTTGATAAACTCACCAACCATATCTTGACTAAACTCAATGGGAGTACCCTTTCGTTTTAGATTGATGTTACCGTTATAGCCACGATCTAGCATACTAACCATCGTTTTCTTTCATGTCCTTCAACAACTGCTGTAGTTCGTTTGTCGAACCAACAAACAAATTGTTGTTAGTTGTTACACCTTTAGTCGAGTCAGGATTTGACTCACTTTCTACTTTTAATTTGTCTGTAGACATTTTAACCAAGTCTTTATTGGCATCTACAAGAGTTTTCATGATAGTCGAAACGACTTCATATGCTCTCGGATGCTCTGATGCTTTTGCTACATCGAGCATTTGCTCTAACGCCTCTGTACCAGATTCGATTACATTGTAGAAGTTGCTTCTAGCATATTCATAATCTTTATCCATCTTGTCGTCAGTGGGAACTACTGTTCTTTCAATCACTTTCCCTTCAACTACATCATTCAGAGGCTCAAGTCCTAGACTTTTACCTATTTCATCACTCATATTATATTGTTCCATCTCCGTCTGATATTATCGTCATTGCTTTCCAGCTATCGTTCTCGTCTATCGTGTCTAGACTCTTCAATGTCGCTGTTGCTCCAGCGGGTGCATTTGTAGCTGGATTTGCAGGAGCATTAAATTGATCTCCAACTCTATATGTGTTTCCTGTGTTTGCATCGCCTGTGAGGTAGAGATTCCATCTCGATTGATTCTCTGTAGACGATCCCGTTCCTAGATCATAAATTCTGTAAGTTGTTCCTGCTACCAAGCTTGCCATTGCAGTAGGAATAGCAGGAATTATTTCGATTTGCTCACCATTATCAGCTACTGTCAACTGAGGATACAAATCAACATCGACAAACTTAATCTGTCTCTTAGTTTGCGTGGGAGCAAAGAAGTATGCTTTCATCGTGAAGTTAAGTGTCCAAATCAACGCTCTTCTTGTCTGAAAATCTGCTTCATAAGTATCTTCTTGAGATACGCTGTTCAATACGACAGGAATATCGACATATCCTAGTCCGTCTACCATTTGTACACTTACAGTACAATCTGGTTTGAAGAAAGGTAGTATCTGTTCAACTATTTTCATTCCATCTTCATTATATTTTGTCATAATGTTTAACTGAAACTCGATATCGTATGGTGCAGGAGTATACATTGTATTGACTCTTCCATCTGATAAAGGTGATCCCTTTACTTGTTTCGTTAAACTTGTTAACTTTCTTTCAGCACTATAAGTCATTCCCGTTACTTCAAACGACATTCTAGGCAATGTGACAGCACTAGGTGATCTAAGATTAGGGTCTTGCTCTAGTTTAGCTAAAATCTTCTGCATAGGAGCATAGTTAATAGGCACCTTTATCTTCTGTATAGAAGCCGCAGGAGTAGAGTTATCCTTTCTTGTTATTTCGATGTCATTAAAGAGTGTGCCGAATACAGCAACATATCTTCTCGTAGACTCGTGATAAAAATGATTACCAAACATTAGAAGTCCATATCTCCAAATGGGTTAGCGTTAGTGAAATCTATTAGATTATCGCCAAAAGATTCTATTGCATCATTATCTGCTAGAGCATCAGAAACTGGTTGAACGACTCTCATAACACTTCCGATAGCATTCGCTGTGTTAGCATTATAGTTCTGTTCAACTTTTTGATATACTGAAGCAGGATCACCAATAGTCGCAAGGGTGCGTTCTTCGAATTGGGCTCCCCAAACTTCTACTGATGCTCCCGCGGCACCAGTAGTATTCTGAATTGCTAACACAGGTGTTTTAGCTTGACCAGGGAAAGTTAATTGAATACTAATTCTTTGCCAGTCACTACTTACGGGTATATCGATATCGAAAAGAAATGACTCCGTCTCCCAAGCCCTTACTGGATTAACTGCTACATATGCTTTCAAACCAGGCGAAGCATTTCTTACCCAAATAGATGCTTTATAACGACTAGGCGTTAGAGCGGCATCATGATTGATTCGTTGATATATTGTTCCATCAGTATTAGATGAAGCAGGGAATGTAATTCGAGTCGCTGTGCCATTTAGACCGACACCGGCTTGACTTATCGACTGCACTGTAGGATAATCTGTAGGATAATCTGCACCGTCTCCAGGATTATATGCTTTAACTTGCCAAACGCCTGCCGCTAATCCAGCAACTAGGTCTTCACTATATGCAAACAAGTTTCTTCTCGTAGCTCCGTTGAAACTTCTATAGTCGTGATCACCTACAGCCGTAGGAGTAAGTTTTAAGTTTGCTCCTGCTTGACCTGCTGTTCCAGTTCTTACTGCTGTCGAGAAAGACTCTGTAGCACCGTCTCCATCAGGATAAAAGTTGAAAAGATGACCAGTTAGCGAAGAGTGTGATAAATCAAATATGTACTCTTGATTAGTTTCTAGTTCTAATGGTTTAGTTGATAACACATCTCTATCGGAACTAGAAAGCTTAACACGAAAGTTCTGAACGCTATCAGCATCAACGATATATGTGTAATCAGTAACCACCAAGCTTTTAAATGTATTAACACCTTTATATAAGTTATCGATGAATGATTGACCAGTAGAGAATCTTTCTCCGCTATACTCAAATAGTTCTGCTTTGAGATCATACATCTGAAGTGAACCCATCTGATAAAAGATAGATTCATGTTCCACATGTTGGATCTCAAATATCTTATTGTTTAAGGGTAGATATATCAAATCTCCTTCTAGAGGTCTAACTGTATCATTATACAATGCTACTTCAGACTCATAAGTTCTTCTTGCAATTGTCATCGTAATAGAATCACGAATCTCTAAACCAAACTTAGATAAGAAGTCGCCTTCTCCCTCAAATCCATCAACACTCTTAACATACATTTCTGCCATGAATGCACTTTTAAATGTTGATATATCATCTTCGTTGAGAATATCATCTTTACCTGTAAGAGTTCTAGGTATATACCAAGCATCAACTCCATAGATTTTTATGGACTCGATAACCAAGTCCTCAATGAGCGATTGCTCCATTGAGTTATCGAAGTTCTCAAAATAATAGTTTTTAGCCACTGTTCTATCCTATCATATCGACTGCAGGTAAAGAGTAGCTATTGATAATTTCTTCCTCTAGCTTTTGAATCTCCTCTCTTGCATCGTTTAAAATTTGTTCTCCATTGAACTGTACATTGCCTGGCAGTGTCATACCATTGAACTTAGTGAGATTTGAACCCCACTGATATTTGATTTTTGCAGTTGCGTAATTTTGTAACCAACGATCTTTCCATACATCTGTGTATGTGTTGGGATCTACAACATTATATGCTTCTACTACAATATAACTTCCTACTTCTATCAGATCCCAGTCTACATCTAAATTAATTCGATTTATATGACGATTGTATCTTAAAGGAATTTCACCGACAAGCAACTCTTCTATCAACTGTAAATGTTGCATCGACATCTGAAAGTGTAGTAGAGGCCCCATATTAATGTCATGCAGATTGTGTAATACAAACTGATATTTTGCATTAAAGATGCCGGTACCTAGAGACACATTACCGTTTGGAGCAAATACATTGATTGCACCGATGATGTTGTCTGGTACCTCAATATATCTTAATTCATAAGTGCCTTTAAAGGCAGTAGTTATTGCTCTACGATTACTGGCCGCGGCACCAACCTTTGCCGCAAATGCAGGGCTTGATACAAATTTAGTGGCATCAAAATCACCAAATGAAGGTCTTTTGAAGAATACCCTTTTATTAGTTACATCGATTGCCACAATAGTTGCTGTTGCTGTTGCTGTCGCACCATCAGTTGTATTATCTTCGTACTCAGAGATTACTTCACCGACTACAAAGTCGCCTTCTTCTAGCGTTGCAAACTCTACATATGAATTTAATACTCGATGCTTAACATAAGTTTTCTCAACACCATCAAAATGATAATCTGCGTAGTATGACAGCGCCTCATCAATACGATCATCAACTTGTCCTTGGTCGACATTGATTTCTATAACTGGCTTACCCAGTTTTCTTAAACACCATTCTTGAAATTGTGATCTGCTAGTTGGCTGTGCCATGTCTGTATCCTAAAATTTGTTGATATATTATCTATTTATACTCGCAAAGAATCATCTAAGGTCGAGGTATATTGGTTATACTGCTGGGATTATCAAAATCGGGCCAGTAAATTTGAGGCATAGGAACACCGTTTGCAAAATCTGCATTGGTGTAATTACCTATTATGGATTTTACATCAAACACAATAAACTTATCTCTATTATAAGATCCGCCTTGGGATCTAGTTCTATATGAATTAGTTCTTATAATAGGATAAGCATATGTTTCATGAAATCCTGTTCTAACACTCTCTTGATAACTGTATGATACTATTGCTTCTAGTAAGTCGTTTTGTGTTCCATAGATTATACTATTACTTATTCTCAGATTCAGATTCGACACAATACCATTCATAGTATTGGGACCAGCAAAAGAACCTTGATATGGATGAGTGAAAGTACCGTCAGCATTCTTTATTACATATGTGTAATTAACGGTTTGTGCGAACAAAGAATACTCATCATACTGACTTTCGAGTCCGTGTGGTATAGTTAAACTTACCGCCATTAGTAATTCTCCGATCTTCCTGTTATACGCACCAATCTAACCTCATATCTTGGATCTGGATAAGGAACAGAATAACCAACAGCAGGAATACCTATAGTAAATGATCCATTTTTCCACAAGGCTCTAACTTGAATAGTAACATTAGTAGGTAAACTTGAAGCTGGAATCTCTACTTCAGCCCTAGTTTTAACGGGCTTATTTAAATATATAGGCGATGTGGTTGTTACGGCATGAGAATGCGGTTTTTCTTCATGCGTCATATTGTATACTTCCTGGGTAACTGTTCCTGATGTACCAACAGTTTGAAATGCAGTTTCAGTATAATACAGATAATCTCCTGCTCCAAGGTCTGGTATTGAAGCATTGTTGTGTAAAGGATCAATAGAAATTATATGATATTTTCCGTCATAGTATCTTACTCCCAGAATAGGATGTACCTGTCCACTAGCTGTTGCTCTACCAAGACTTGCTTGAGGATCGTATGCAACTAATCCTCTAGGATTCAAATCGTTCAATCCTGCGGCTTTTACTTCACTTTCTAATATAGTATACTCAAATGCTCCAGCAAGACCGTCATATGTTACAGGTGTCGAACTATGTATCTGCAATCTAGCTATAGGAGTGCCTATGTTGTCGTATGTAATTCTTTCTTGTACTTTTAGAGGCGTCTTATCTTCATGTATGTCTTGTTGTAGAATCATAGCATCAGCAATAAACGAATACTCAAACTCGACTATTAGCCTTTTCTTTCTTATGCCGTCTCCACCTTCTAGATCACCTGAGGGAGTGGGCGGTATAGTGACCTTTAAATCGTAAGCAGGATTATATCCTGGATCACTAGTCTGGCTGTTTCCATTCAATATCCACTCAGAAGTCAGTGTCGAATAGTCATTCAGGTACAATTGTACTCCTGAGTTCTTATTAGTCATAAAGGTGTCATTTCTGTGAACATCTGGATAGATAAAATCACTAGGACCATAAGTTCTACCGAACTGACGAGTAGTATGTCTTTGAGATGTTACATTGTCGCTATAACTAGCACTAGTCGCTCTCCAACTTCCTGAAGAAGCATCATAATACAGCACAGATTTGTCAACGGGTGACGAAGCATTCACATTATTTAAAAAGTTTAAGTCTACTCCAGATGGATCTAGACTAATCTTACTCGCAATCAAATTGCCTTGAGAGTCTAGATTAACATCTAAATTTTGAGAAGAACTACTTACCTGAGCAGAAATCTTATCATCTGCGACCACTGTTGCAGTTATTTGATCATCATATTCTTCAGTCATGTTGATTAAGCTTCTTTAGTTATGCCAGGTGTAACTGTGATTGTTCCTTCTACAACACGACTAATTTTTGTTGGACTTTCGTTAGACTCTATTTCGACATCATATAGATATCTTCCTGGGGATATTACCTTAGTGCCTGACTGTGCGGGTTGAGGATGCACATAACCAGCTGTGCCTCTAGTACCACTTTCAGCAACTGCATTCGCTGTGCCACTAGTCATCTTCAACGTGATTTGCCCGGTTGTTCCTGTGTGAGTGCATATGAAACCAAAATAATCAGAACTATAACTATTCTTTCTCATATGGGCTCGAACCAAATGATTAGTTAGATTGTAGTTCTGACCAGTAGCCGTTTTAACGTCAATGGTTGCCGAGAAGTCGGTACCCTGCTCGATTATAAGATTTGCTTTAATTGCCATGTAATTTTCTCCAATAGATACTACAGTTATTTATAAATAACAGAATAACCTTATGAACTAATTGGAACAATTATGTCAAGAACAAAGTATATAAAATTTGGTGCCAGAGCAGATAAAAACTTATCAGATATACCTGATCCCAAGAACGCACTAGACAATATATTGGATAATATATCTACACAAGTAGATGCAAACGGAAATGCTTTAAGATTCACATCTGATGATATTTTACCATTGGTGGGGATAGCTGACGGTCCTTTAGGTGACAGACTAACTGTAAGCGGAAACGCTCAAGAATTTACTCAACTTGCTGGAACTACTATAGAAGGCACTCTAGTGGGAAGCGATACCACATCAGTAGATGTCGAGCCTAGAGTAACAATTCAAGATCATATAAACAATTTCAAAGTAGCATTGGGTGATCCGCCTTGGATAAACGGAGGCTCAGGTCCTAGTGCTTCTATCATATCAGAAGATAGACTTAATCAGAATACAGTAAACTATCCAGAAGCCGAAATAAACGCAACTCAAAGTCGTCAAGGCAACACATACAGAGTTATTGCTGGTGCTTCGGACATGAATTTTGATAACTTACAAATAACTTGTAACTCACTATACGGTAACACCACGGGAAGTCTCAGAGATCAATCTCCTGTAGCTAATACAACTCTAGAAACGACATCTATAACTAGCGGCACTCCTTGTGTTATAGTAGAGGCAGACGGAACTTACGACTGGTCAGCAGTTAATTCAACACTAAGCACTTCTACTGAATCATTTGTTAACGCAAATGTAAGTGCTGGAGCTACTGGTTATATCACAATTGTTGGACATTCATTTGTAACTGGCAACAAAGTGGTCTATCAAAGTGGTAGTGGCGCCGAAGGTAGTGGATTTACTGACGGTGATATTTTCTTTGTAAAAGTAGTTACTACTGATACTGATAGAATTGAGTTATACACAGATGCGGCTTTATCAACACAAAAGACATTAACTGCTGATTTTGGTGATACTAGTACATTACAATTAGTTATACCCATAGGTACTAGATTTACTCCAACCGCAACTGCTACTGCATCAGGTAACAACAAAGTAATACCCGCAAAATCAATGGGTAATTTTGTTGCGAATAAAATGTACACAATTCTAAAACTAGGAACAGTCTCTTCTAATGCTTCAGAGTGGAAAGATATAGGAGTAGAGGGTATACCTTATGTAGGACAACAGTTTATCTACAATGGTGCTACACAAACAACTGTTGCAGATGCTTTTGCGTTAGAACATTGGTCGATAGGAGACCATGTAACACATACTCCTACTGGAGCATTCTCAGGTGCGATAGCTGTAAGGGTATATCTGAGAAACCAAACATTACCTAGTGGCGAAGGAGCATCTGTTGCTGAAAATTTAGATCCTAATTCAACTGATTTACCAGTAAACAAGTTCTATACGAAGAAGAATGATACCGCTAACTTACTAGATTTAGTTACGGGTGTAGATTTGTGGTCTGACGGTCAACTTGAGTTAGTAGGAACACTTCACCCAGATTTTACTAACACGCAAGGCGGTATTGTTTGGGAAGGATATCAAAGTGGATTTTTCTCGTTTAAACTTTTAATAAATGGATTCTTCTCAATAGAAGAAGATGTTAACGATGACGGTAACTGGAAATTCTTAAAAGGCGTAAATGCATTTGCATTCCAATCGTTAAAGCAGTGTAGTTATTCGACTGTCGATAATGTAACTCTAATTGAGTTACATGAAGAAGATGATTATAGAAGAGTTTGTGAGAATCATGAAGTAGAAATAAATGGAATAGAACTATATGTTACAGAGGTCTATCGTAAATATGATGCTGTAATGGGAGATTACAGATACTACGCTAAAACTGATGCGGATGCAGGCGCCACTGGATCTGATATTCTCGAATTCGAATACGATAGATCAGAATATGATCTAGGAACAGGTACGATTTTTATAACTCCTTTGCAAGCAAATGGTAAAAGAAGAAAGATACGCTACAGTGTTTGGTGGTACGAACCAAACGATAGTCAAGAGCAATTGCTAGAAAGTAAAATATTCAGACACGATACTGGCAGTGGCAGTGGACCGCTGTCATATTCATATTTCTATACAACTGACGGATCTAGTGATGATTTTGGAAGATATACTTTCCCATACTTTGTGAACAATCATGCTAAAGTGACAAAACAAGATTCTACAGCAAAACTAGTTGTAAATGATACTATATCTATGATGTTGTATGATGCAAAACAAGCCACTGGAGATATTTTTCCCGATTTTGATAGTGGTGCAGGTCAGATCAATAACCCTATAAGAGTGGCTAAGCTGACAAATACGGCTGGCACTTTACAAAGAGATCCTTCGAATGCGAATTCGCCATTCACTAATGTCCAAGAAGGAGATGTGCTTACATTCATAACAGCTTACGATGGTGCGAATGCTGGCTGGACAAACGCTAATAATAAAGTATTTTCGTTTCAACTCTTAGAGAAAATTGATAGTACAAAGGCTTATATATCATCAGATATTGGATCTGTTGGTGGCGCCAACATACCTTTAAACGCAGTAAAAGAGTTTATTCATCTTAAAAATGAAGGACTAGTAGGAACATATAAAGCATCCCGAGTGTCTGACACAGAGTTGACAATTAGAGTCGTCAACGGAACAAACGATACACTCAAAAGATCAATATTAGATGTAGTAGAAGGTGACTTAGTTTATTACTACGGAGCAATATCCCTATCAGCAACAGGCCATTGTGTAAACGATAGACCTTATGTGGTTGAGAAAATTACATATCTTAATGACAGTGATGCCTCTGTTGCACCTACAGCCGCAACTCAATTAAAACTTCAAGTGAGTAACCATCCAAGTTTAACTGCGAATAGAAATACTCTTGTCAATCATGCAACATTATCTGCAACTCATGGCATTGCTTCAATATATTCGAGTAGAGGCTTGAATGATATAACGGGTGTTTACGAGTGTACAGGAGTATTTGGAGTAGAGGTAAAAACACAAGCTTCAAATAGTCAAGACGAGATTGAACTGACAGATACTAATTACACAAGAATAGCTGATGACGATAGAGTATATTTTAATCCGGCTATACCTCAAGATAATCAAAGTAGTCTTAGCGGAACTGCTACTAAAGTCCAAAAGTTTACTGGCGGTAGTGGCGAGAAAATGATTAGATTGAAAAATGAAAGTGGTGCTCAAGTAAATCTTGCTCAGACAATTAATCCAGGCGCAACTCTTGTAATCGTTCCTTCGGGTAGTTATTCTGGATCAGTTACCGAACTCAGAAAGAATAGAGAGTATTGCGTTATTCCTTTGAACACTGCTCCACCTTTTGGTAGCTACACTGAAGGATTGTTAACGACTGATGGTTTTCCAAATCTAGAAGTTAAAGAATTATCATTCAAAAAACTAAGCTACAATACGAAATCAGACTTTAAATTTACTGCCACTCTAGGATCTAATATTTTATTTGGGTTTTCTCCTTCGCAACCCGTAGTTAAAGTGGGAGATTTAATAAAAGCTGAAGGAGCGAATACAGGCTCTGTATTGTCAACATTCTCTGATGGAATTATATATAAGGTAGATTTTGTAGACGGCAGTACTGGAAACTTCTCAGTAGAACACTATAGCGGTGGATCTTGGTCAAATGTAACTGGTAATGGTAGTCTACCTGATATAACATTCACCAGACTAGGAGAAGCACTGTCTCTAGAAGATGTCGAATTTACAGAGCAGACAAGCGATGCCGCAAATAGAGGTAGTGAATCAGAGGCTCAAGCACAAGAGCCCGATGGTCGATTCGATATATGTTATACTCCTTCAGGCGGATCTGAAGAGACTTACAGAGTTCTAGTAAATAGTAGGCACGTTGAGCCTAAGTAAGATAACTTAAACTTTCGTTGCGAGCATAAAAAACTGTTCGCCATTTACGGTTATTGGAATCTTATGTGTGAATCCCGCAACAGTAAGTTGACTAGAGGCTGAAGCACTTCCATCTATATGTGTTACTGAACCAACTACAGCACCGCTAGTATTCTTTTTCACAAATGCGGGTCTATCTCCTCGATCATTTGCTGTGCCAGCAGTGCCGCCATTATCAGGAGAAAATACTAAATTAGATACTTGTGATTTGAGAGATGATGTCTGTAATCCTGCTAATGTTCCTGATCCATCATCTATAGCAATACTACTATTTTCTGCCCAAGGATTATCAGAGCCGGAAAATGCCCTAATTTCTGAGTTAGATGCTGTATTATATACAAACAGACCTGGAGCATTTGCACTATTTTGAAATATTGTGGTTTGAGCATCGTTAGTAATTCTGACATTACCTTTAAACCTAACTCTTTCTTCAAAGAAAGAAAGTCTATCTGTCAATACAGTTCTTTGCTTTTTAGCTTCTAATCTACCTATTGCTCCTGCCACATAGCTTATCTGATCATATGTACCATAGTTATCGTATATACCTGCACCTTCTTCTGTAGCGATATCGATATCTCCAGTATCATCGCTAGAATCAGCTCCACCAGTGCCGATTTCTTCAGAATCTGATTGGACATCTACAGTGGGCAATCTATCCACGCTCATATTTTCAATATTTTGAACTGTAATGGTATCTGATCGAGTCATCGTTAGATTTGTAATATCTAAACCACTAAAAGGTCCCGAGTAATCTCCAGCATTATAAGTAATTGTGGCCGTAGTTGCTACAACACGAAACTCGTCTAGTCCATTGCTGTCTACGACTATGAAAGGAAATGTATTTCCATTATCAAAGGATAATTTTGTTCCGTTAGAGAATGCTCGTTTATTGTTGATTAGATCGGTTTTAACTGTCTTGAAGTTGGATTCTGTGGCGTCATCAAACAAACTAAAATCTGCTCGACTTGTAGAAGAGTCGTTTATCAACTTAGATTCAAAGTTGGCATTACCATCAAACAATAGGACATCTTGAGTGATGTTTACACCACCCAAGTTATCAAGGATATTTCTATCAGACGATGGAGTTAAACTCTCCGCTAAATTATTAGTTCTTACAAAACCTTGTGCCATTTCTCTTTCCTGTTATGAGTCTAGAAGTATAGACCAGCCTGCTACTTGTCTTAAAAAGTCTAGTTTTGCGGCAGTAGAACTTTCCCCACTAGTTCCGTCAAACTTAGAACTTTCTTGCAGTCTGTTTGCTCCACTCTGTCCTTTTAAGTTTACTGTCACTCCGCTTCTTTCTCTGTTCGTGTAATTTTCAATCAGATCAATTAAAAGTTCTCTCAGACAACTTGCTTCTAATACATTGTTTCTTAAATCTAGTGATTCTAACCTTACGGCACCTGTTAAGAACCCTGCGGTAAATGTACTTAACTTATTATCATGCAATCTAATTTGTTTAAGCTTTTCACAATTTGAGAAATCTGGTATAGAGCCAATGAACTTATTAGTATTCGCATAGAATCTTGTTAGTTTTGGCGCATCTATCTTAGGACACTGACCAGTAAAGTTGTTCTGGTAGATAAATAAGCCCCCTAAATTTGTCATCGTCTGATTAAATGTTGGGAATGTACCCGTTAATCCCAAAGACCTTAAAGATGCGTAAGTAGAGTATGGCATCATTTCGCCTGGATCAGTACCAGCATCGCTCGATGATATACTGCCTACTTTTGAAGCCTTGAACTCTATCTTCTGTCCAAGATACGGACTACTATTACCGCCTTCAGTCAAAGCATTCCAATCTGTATTACCAAGTTTCATAATTCTATAATATCTATTTCTAATATAGTTGTTTGGATTGCCAGTGGCCACAGGTATGTGCTGTAACTTGAATGCGTGATTTGTAGAGGGATTTCCTGCAACTTCTGCTCCGAAAACGCTTCCCACAGCCGCAATATTGTCAGCTTCACTTTGTACTTGCCAGCCTATTGCTTTGTAGTCATGCGTAGTCAATCGATCTTTATTGCTGCCGCCATGACCGCTACCGTCAACGCCAGAATTACTCAAATGGTTGTATGCAATTTTATATATTTGTTTACTTTGAGCCATTCTAACTCTCATCCAAGGAGCATTGTATCCTAGTTGTAGATAAGATAAGAATTTAAAACTGTTGAATACATTTGGGAATGTTCCTCTAAGATTATTAGCATAGAAGTATAGAGTTCTCATTTTGTCATTTGTTGGCCAAATGAAGTCGTGTGTTCCTGCCTCTTCTTGCACAAGAGTTCCAGATCCGTATCTATTGTTCCCCACTCTGAAGTGTCTCATATTAGGGTTGGCATTATATAGTGCTTTACCTGTATTAACACTGCCAACGCCACTAGTTCCGAAAGTGTCATTCGTAAACTGATTCATCTGATCGCCACCTACAGTGAAGTCTCCCACTTTAGGTGATCCGTTAAACATATTATCTGTGATTCTTCCCTTCAATCCACCTCTACCCCAGACAAGAGTGTTTACATAGTTCAGATTAGGCAAATTCTGGAACAAATTGCTTGTTTCAAAGTTGCCAGATGTGCCGTAACAATTATAAACATGAATGTGTGTAAGACTTGTACATCCTGTGAACTTTCCGTCTAATGTAGTTTCAGCTTCTTCATATCTCGTATCAATATCACCTCGATATTGATAATAACGATAGATACTTGTGTTACCGCTAAAATCTACTATATTGTGAGGATTATACGCACTATACCAATATCTAAAGTTTGTATCTGCTTCGATTTTAGGAATTGCCATATCTGCTGAAGACTTAGCTTTAGCTTGAGCCGCGGTTACTGTTCCATCTATACTAGCAGTAGATGCATAGTGAGGCGTCTCTGAATTTGTTGCCAAGTCATCATTAGTATTCGCATAGAACAAATGTAACTTCTTACTATTATACACACCAGGAGTTAGTCTACTATAACCCTGATTATAAATTCTATACTGATCTATACCTTTCGTTGTGCTGGCCATGTAAGCTTTATTGGTAGATGTGTCCCACTGAATCAAAGAGTGTAGCTTACCGTGTCCATCTCCACCTTCGCCACTCATAGATCGTCTACCAGTAGTACTGCCTGTACTTGTTGCATTTCCTTCAGCATTATACAATTCTATAACATTGTTATTGATTACACGAACATAATATGTCGTGTTAGCAGACAATGAACTTATGGGTTCAGCCATAGTTCCTGAACTATCAGCATGATAGTCGTATCTTACTGGAGTACCATTAGTGGTAAAGCCATGTCCCGCAATAAACATTTGATTAGATGCTGCCGATGACGCCCACGATGTGTCAGTCTCGACTGAAAAGAAAACTCTCTTTTTAGGATTATATGTTGCAGGACTATTTGTTGCCGTCTGTGGTCTTCTTAACTCTCTTGTAAAGTTTGAAGAAAGGTCTAGATAAATCAAATTTTCATAGTCAGTCAAATCGATATCGACATTATCAGTAAAGCAACCATTAGCAATCAAATATCTTAAAGTAAGAGGCAATCTATTCAATTGTTGTGATGAGTTACCTGTGTTCTCACGATCTCCTTCGCCTAACAGAGCATCGTTTCCTCTTCCTAAATCATTTGCTGTTATATACAATCTATCTAACGTAGGAGCAAGACCAGCACCACCATCAAAGCCTTGTTTAGCGGCTGTACCGTCTGATCTAAATTCTGGCATAACAGGAAAATCGTTAAAACTTAAATTTAGCCAGTTAAGATTGGGCAAAGATACATTTGTCCATTTTGATATGTTAGCTGATGTCATTTCGAGTCTAAGCACTTTCGCTGGATCATAGAAGAACTCAATTTTTCTTTTAGCATATCCAGGAGGAGCTATCTTGTATTCTGTTGGATTACCTAAAGTTCCTGTTCCTATACTTGCTGTGTTGTTCGAGCCATCTCCAGAGTTATATGATCCAGCAGGAGCTTGCAGATTTGTTATTCTCCATGTGATAGGAATATTTCCTTCTGCATCAGCTATAGGAGTTACGGCAGCCTTTAGAGATATCTCTTCAAAGACTCCTTCCCACTCTAACGGTATACCCTTCATTAGATACATCGATTGAAGTCCGTCTCCGCTTACGCCCGAGTTTAAGTTTGCTGTAGCTACATGAGTAGCAACTTCTGCTCTAAAAGTTCTAGCAATAGGAGCTTCTGTGGTAGAAAGTTTTGTATAAGAAAGTCTATCGCCTACAATTTTAATATCACCGCCATAAAGAATGTAGTCGTCTGGATTAGGATCTCCTACAGGCGACCAAGAAGACAATCTAGAAGTAGAAATGTCTGCTGATTTTTCAACAAAATTTCCTCCAACTGGAGTGGCAGAAAAATCTAGGTAATTATATTTGATTGCTCCACCAGCAAGCTTGTTATTATTTAATCTAAGATTGAATTTTAGTGGAGTACTGATATCATTTATTCTTAGAAATGCTATTTCTGTAGCATCAGCGGCACTTGATAAAGACTCTAACTCTTTCTTTTGGTCACTGGTTAAGCCTGCCATGTTATGGAAATCGCTAATACCAACGCCTACTTCAGAACTAGTTAGTCCTGCAATCAAATCAAAATCTTCTCTCTTTAGTCCTAAGTTTTTTAAGGCTTGTCTTGAATCATCAATATCACTCAAAGCCTTTGCAACATTTAGACCTCTATAAATTGGCATTATTGTTCCTTAATTGTTAAAGCAATTTCTACAGTATCAGATGCTGAACCTGTGTCTAGTTCTGTGGCGATGAAGAATAACGCTGTATTATTTAATAATCCAGGAGATAATCCTTTTCTATCTTGAGCAAAAAGGTTACTCATGTCTATCTTAGTTGGGTCACCGCCTTCAGCATAGAAAGACGATATCGTTGTTCCTGCTCGCAAAGGATTTAAACAACTTTTATCAAATCTAAGTCCAGACTGTCTATCTTCTTCGTTAAAAGATGTAGGCGTCAAAACTGAAGATGATGTTGCTTGTGATGATGTAGGTCCGCCAGTTAGAGACCGATCTTCTGCAGGAATAGAACTGTCTATTGTTATAGCACTATTATAGTTAGAATCGTCTTTCTTAAATGTTGGACTATGAACTAACGATCTTCCGTCTTCAAATATTTCTTCTATGACAATACTATTTATTCTAGCATTATCTTGCAATGCAAATACTGGATATAAAGGCTGATCGTTAAACGCAATCGCTTGAGATACTGAAAATTTATGATTCTGAAATAACTCTGTACCGTCATCATCAAAAGACTGTGCCTGAAAATCGTCAAACAGTGTTACGACTTTAGTTTGAATATTCTTTGTATCTCCCGCATCAGTAACAACTGTAGGACCAAAATTAGTTCCTAGAGTAACTCCATCTGCATTACTTGTTATGTTTGCATCAACATAAACATATCTGTTTCCGCCACCGCTAGGAATAATCACATCACTTCTAAAGAAGAATCCTGTTCCTGCGAATGAAGCACCAATCTCAGATATACCTGTAGAAGGATCAATTGTTCCATCAGCAAGAGTACCTGTAAATTTTATCTCGCTATTACTTGGAACTTGTGAAGAAGTAAACACGAGTCTCTTCATTGCAGAATACTTAGTGCCGTCTGCAGGCAAAGGCTCTAGCAGAGTGGTACTAACAGCAAACTCTTGAACTTCAACCTTTCCTTGAAAACTTGAAATGAATCCAGATTGCTTACTGTTCTGATTAGATGTTCCGCTAGAACCAAATCTCGGAAGAGGATTTCTGGGATCAACTTCAAATCTACCTCTGCCGTAAGCTCCATGCCACTCAAATAACTCTGCATTTTCACGCTCATCGAATCGTGTTCTATCATGCACATATTCTAAGAAAGGATATTCTTCTCTATCGAACTCTTTAAAGTTGCCTGGTGAAGTTTCGAAGTGTAGTCTATCGAATATATCGCTTCCATTTGGCTCAACAGGCTTATGCGGAGTAACGCCTATACCAAATTCTGCAAAATGTCTATTGCCATAAGTGCCTTCATACTGATTAGGATTTAACCAGTGTATCTTAAATTTATTTGAAGTAATAGGAGTATCAGATCCTACGACTGTATGATAGTTTACAAGTTTACCAGTAAAACTCTGTGTACGATCTAATTTAGAACCGTCTACCTTCAATGAATCCCTAACTTCAATATTTTCTTTTAGTGCAAAATCGTGTGTAGGACTATTTCTTCTTAACACAGGTGAAGACTTACCGTTTGAAACACTTGTTGTCACATAATTGCCATATATACCATCAGCTACTATCTTAGCGTACTTATCTTCAGGATTAAGTCTTTGAACTTTTTGAGCGGTAACTGCGTTTGCTTGCAGTATGTCACTAGATCCCGAGTTAGTATATGCATCAGATAATATTATTTCTGTTTGTGAGTTTATCTTATCTATCTTATGTTCAGTCGTGGTATCTGTACCAATCAACAAAACATCACCCACCTGAAGGTCAGTTTGGAACTGAGTGCCTACTCCGTTAAGTGTAGTTTCGTTATTGTTTACATAAACTGTACCTGTTATCTGAGGAGTAGCGGGCTGTATAATTTGTAATATAGTATCTCCTAATGTGTACTTGAATGTCAAGTCTCTTGTTCTAGGATGTCTGCCGTTCATATGCAATGAAGGAGAATAGTTAAAATGCACTCCATCACGAGAACCTAGTACTTCCACTAAATCAATTCTACAATCTTTTTTAGCGTTAACAGATATTGTTGTAGGATAAGATTTTTTAGTATTCTTAACAGCTAATCCATCTGAGTTTAAAATATCATCTTTAGGAAGCAGTCCTAAAAGAGGAGTTCTCTGAGAGACAACTTTAGGTAAGGATGTCACTGTAGAAAGTCTCTGCGTTCCTTCATCTCCCCCATCAATATAGTAACTACTACCATATTTGTATAGGCAGATAGGAGATTGTATAGTTGCAGTATTTGTTGAGTAGATGATATATTTAAACTTAAAGTCTGGATTCTGTAATATCGGTTGTCCTAATCCATTTTCGATAACGAATGTATGCATAAGAACCCATCTAGCGTCTCCGTTTCCAGAAGGTATGTAAGCATAGAATTTAGCACCGATAGCACCATACCAAGAGAACTCGATCTTGTACATTGTAACATCTTCGAATGAAAGTATGTAGCCAGAATCTCCTACACCAAGTAAGGCATCTCCATTCCACTTTGATCTAGGAATAATTGTTTCAAATAAAGGAGTACTATTTGCTAAACCTCTAACATAGATAGGTTGATCTGATTGATCGTCAATTGTTAGTCCTTGTCTCTCTAAAAGTTTTTGAGGCATAGGAATTGTACTTCGTCTAACAATATTAAACTGTGATCCTTTCAACTGAAACATATATTGGTCTGTTTCATTTGCACATCCCCACTCACAAACAGTAGCGGAAGAAATAGGATCATTGGTCATTCTAGAGCCAAATGTAAATCCACTGGCACGACCAGGCTGATATCTAAACGCTCTCTTGCTTTCTAATTGTGCTACTTGAAATCTAGTGCTACTACCGCCAGGTAACACTTCAGTACCTGTAGCAAATGAGACAATTTTTGAATATGCAGGATCAGCGTTTTCTTTAAATCTTCCTACAGATGCGTTAAAAGGATAATAGTCTTCACCATTTTTAATTTTTTGAAAAAAGAATGTCCATCTTTCGATAGCATCAAAAGAATCTTGAATGTCGTCTTTGCCGTAATCAACATCATAGAATGCTGTATTTTGATTAAAGGTTAACTGCGATCCGTTTATAAAATCAAGTTGTCCGTCAGTCAATATGGTTGCTGGGTCATTTCTATCAATCACATTAGCACAAGTAGGATCTAAGAACCATCTATCAGCAAATTCTGGAAATCCTCTTGATGTAAACTCATTATGAAACCATCTGCCTAAAGCAATGAAGTTCATATATCTTTTGAACCCACCCGATGGATCAGATGCCATTAGCGTCCTTGGTCCTTGAGGATAAGAATATTGAGAAGGAAATGTTTTTAGAAAAAGTGCTTGCTCTGTAGAACCTTCATTAAAAGTAGGATTCGATCTTCTTCCGTGAATAGGATGCTCTTTTTGATACCACTGATATGGAACTGTTGCATCAGCAAACGTATACTCTTCCCAAGCATCTTCGTCTAGTCCATAGGATGCGACATCAGAGAAAAGTGATAGTTGCTCTTCTGATCTTGGTATACCTAAAAGAGAAGAACTAACATCAGATGTTTCAGGAAACTGCTCAACTATAGGAATATTACCGCCTTGTACGGGCGTATTATTGGCAAATACAGACAATGCATTATTGCTATTCGCAAATTCCTGTATACTAGCTTCTTCTTCTGTTACAAGCGGATTGCCTGCGGCATCAAAAAGCTTCGTACCCTCGATATCTACGAGTTGCGTAAACTGCTTCGTGACTGGAGATGGTACTTTGTCCAGTCCAATCTTTATCTGCTTTGCCATAAACTACTGCTCTTCCCACGTTACACCTAAGCTTATAGGATCTTCAGCCGCAACATCAGCCGTTGTATCCGAATCTATCGCAAAATATAAGCTATCAGCTATATCTGTTAAAGGAAATGATAGATATTCTTTGTTGTAGTCGAAGTAAGTACCCAAATCAAACTGTTCTGTACCTTTTCTTAAATACACAGTTGCTACATTAGTACCTGTGTGAGGAATAGGAACTACTGGATCAGTTGCAATGTTCAGAGAACTCAGTCCTTCAATGGTCGTTGTACTCTTAGTAACTGCTGTTGTTGGTTGACCAGTTTTTAAGAATCTCAAGTCTGGTAAGAATGCTTCAGCCGTTGTAAGAGTTACTGTTCCTTCGAAACTTTCTAACATTTCAAAGTAGTATTTATCTCCTTCTTTTGAGAGTTCTCCAAATGCCGTAACACCTGTAGCCGCAATTCTACCTCTAAACCATCCGTAAACCTTTTCGCCATTTTGTAAATAAGGCGCACTCACATCATTATGCTGGAATGTTAACTCTGTATTAGTATTGTCGATAACATACTCGTTCTGTAACTGAAATGTAGTACCCGTAGTAACTTGAGGCTGGAATATAGGAGTCTTCTTAAACCTCAATCTAACAGTATCAGTGGCTGCCGATGCGTTATTGGTCGAAAGTTTAGTAGGATAAACCTGCACTCTGTTTCTTACAGGATTACCTTCTCGTGTACTTAGAATAACTTTCTTTGTCTCTAGTCCATAAACTGTTGTCGCTCTATCTGGCATAATATCGATATCAGTTACAGCTGGACTGCCATTTAATGCTTTATTCAAGAATAGTCTACCACTAGTAGAATCAGCCCAAACAACTTCAACATTCTGATCTAAATCACTGTTAGTTTTGACTGTAGCTCCTATAAAGAATCTAGCATCAATGTGAGTAGGACTACCGCCAGATGGAGTATATGTAGCATTATGAATTAAACTAGGTGTATCTATATCGCCTAGAGTGTTACCAGTTGCTGAATACGCACCAGTTTTACCATCTACAGCAGATCCTGTTATATTAAACTGTTTACCTAATGCACCTACCTGATTAGCATTATTATAACTGTATAGACGAACAGTACCGCGGTCACCACCATCGATGTAATATGAAGCACCATACTTAACAATGTTATGTGATATTGAGCCGTAGCCTTGATCTATTTGAGAAGCAGGTACATCTTCACCATCACCGCCACAATACTGACTACCACCACCATAAGTAGTGTAAGTAATTGGCAGTGTTGCGTTACCAAGAGATGCAATCTTCAACTGATTCGATGCTCGTAAGTGATGTACTCGTACCCATCGTGCTTCACCGTTACCGACTGGAACATATGCTAGGAACAATGCACCAACAGCACCATACCACGAGAACTCAATTTTAAGCATCGTTACTTTAGTGAAGTCAAAATCGTAAACACTATCAACTTTTTCTTGATTTCCTTGATCATTGACATAGTTCTCACCAGGTCTAGCAGTACCGCTTGGGCCTGTTGCTAAGTCACTATAGACTCTGTTTCTAGTTCCTCTGCCAGTTATTGCTACAACATCTTCGGGATAAGAGTAAGTGGTGGGGGCGCCTTTTTGTCGACCATCTAGTGTATCATGACTGAATCGTGAACGAGGCACACGATACTCGTAAACGCCCCAGTATTCTGGTTTAACATTGTTCTTAATCCAGTTAACATATTCTGGGTGGAAGTTTATATTATCAATTTGTGATCTTATCGTGTTAACATTTCCGTTAGAGTTTTCTGTTGGAGCCAATGCAGTATTGATAAATCCTACTGTATTGATATCAGTAAGCGATGAACTCAACAAGTTGTCATCTGTTGAATACATATAAGGGAATACAGGCCCTTTAGGCACTGCACCCATATTTGTAATTGTAGCTGTCTTAAAGACTCTTTGCGTATCAACTGCATTAGTGCCTAGAGTAGCCGCATTGTTTGTAGTAGCAACAGTGGTCATAATTTCAGATTTGAATTCAGTATTATTGATCCCAGGCAAGTTATAGTCGTTCGGGAACATAAACGGAACAACTGTTTCGACATAAAATGTTCCTGCTGTACCAGTGGTTGCGGCAGTTACAGTACTAGTTCCGTCAGCAACAGAAACTGGAGTACCTGATATCGCTGTGGTCATAGTAACAGGATCCGCAACTCCGGTATAGCCAGTAGTTAACCTACTACAAACAAACTCTGTGGCTTTAGGATTAAGTATTCTAGATACTCTTAACACTTCACCATTCTGAACACCATCAATCGAAGCCACACTGCCCGACCAACTAAGCTTAATGTGTTGTCCGTAAGTTACATTGCCTTCAGACAATTTAAATATTGCTGGTGTTGGTGATGTGCCACCAACAACAGTAGTCTTAATCTTTTTAGAATCTTTAAGTAAAGATGGATCGTACACAGCCGCGTGGGTGTGGATCAAGCCATCTCTAAGAGCAACTAAGTTTCCTGCAAATCCTCTATTACCAAAAGTAGCACTTTGCTGATTCTCTATCTTAAAGTTATTGACAACCTTGGTAGCTAGTGAAGTAAAGTTAACATATGTTGATGAGGTTGCAGAGTATCCAGCACTCTTTAAATCATTCTGTATGATATTTTTCAGCAATCCGTGTCTATCAATCTCACTTACATACTTGTTACCACCGTCAGTTTTTTGCTGAGAGTAAATTGATAGTCCTGTGCCTCTGAAGAACATCTGCATATTGTATGTGGTTTCAGCATCACCGCCACCACTTAAATCGTTCTTGTAACCGTCAATCAAATATCCTACATCACGCTGACATTTGTTTTGAAGAACTTTCTGAACTTCTGCATCTGTCAATGTTGTTAGATAATGTAGTCCTGTTAGATTGTCTGTACCATCTTGAGCATCATTACTACTTGGACCAAAGTTAGGTACAGCGTATGTGATTGTTGTGGGTGGTGATGTTGGAGTTGACGAACCCGGCTGAGTCTCTGTGACAGTTACATAGTATGCCCAGAAATGTTTCTTAACTTCAATGAACGCATCAAGTTTACCTTCAGTAGAGTTTCTTGATCCGTAATCGCCAGCACCAGGCAATTGAGGTTCAAAATCGTCATCACCAGAAGTGCCAGTTCCATTGAATGCATCAACAATGATGTCTTGTAGAGCATCTAACTTAGCTTTACCACCAGAAGTGAATCCTATATCTGTGCCTGTAGCGGCCTCGAT